TTGGGTTTAGTTACCGAGGAGTTTTATAACGGGATGCTTTGTGCAGAAGACATATTGAGAAAGAGAAACACATGAACGAAAGACAAATTGGTAATTGGGCACTTGGGTTTACGATGGGTCTGTTGACTGTGCTGGCGTATCAGAAGGTCATGAGTGAGCCATTGATTCTTCCTGACAACGAAGCGACACGTGCTGAGGAACTCATTAGCATCTACAAGCGTGGTATAAAAGATGCCTTGAGAACGAACCCCGTGTCGATGGACCTTGAGCAATCATGCCTTGAGATATGGGCTAACAGACAACCCGTGGAGGTGAAATGACTAGACCAGAAACGTTGAACGATGTAATTAAAGACACCATGCGTGTGAGCGGTGTGCCGTACCCTGTCGAAGTTGATGCAGTTAATCATCCCCCGCATTACAAAGTCGGTGGCATCGAGACGATTGAGTACATGAAAGCCAAGTCCACGCCCGAGGAATTTAAGGGTCATCTTAGGCTGACTGCGATCAAGTACCTTAGCCGTACAGGGTACAAAGACGATGCGCTTCAAGATTTGAAGAAAGCGCAATGGTATCTAAACAAACTTATTGAGGAGATTGAAAATGATCGAAGCGAAACTTAATGACCCCGGTCAAGCCGTTGTTGATTTGAAGCGCGCTAGCTCAAGGTTGCAAGAGATATGCGCTCACCCAAAGCTGAGTCAAAGTGAGCTTGAAGAAGTTCAAGAGCTTAGTAAGTTAACAGTACGAGCAGCAAGCGCTGTGCTCGTATGGGCAGAGGGAGTAACAGAATGAGCATTTCTGATGAACAAGAACTCGACTTACAACTAGGAGAAGCCCGTGAACAAATCAAAAACCTCAGGCAAGAACTTGCCGAACACAAACGCCGAATCGCCCATCTGGAAGCAGGCATCGAAGCTATTCGGGCCTTATGTGTACTCGGCATTCAATCCGAAAATGAAGAGGAAACCAAAGAAGCCGAAAGATTTGTCTGGACTCGGTGAGGCGCTACTGTGACACCTGAAGCAAAAGTAAAAAAGAAAGTAAAGCTAATACTCGATGAGTTAGGCGCGTACCACTTCTTCCCACTCATGGGGGGCTTTGGTCGTGCAGGCGTGCCTGACATCATTGGGTGTTACAACGGCTGTTTCTTTGCTATTGAGTGCAAGGCGGGTAACAACAAGACAACAGCTTTACAAAATCGTGAGCTTGAGAAAATTCGTAAAGCTGGCGGTGTAGCAATCATTATTAACGAGGAGAACCTTGACTATGTCAAAGCCGCCATACAAGCGCATAGTAGTAATCGACTTTGAGACTCGGTGGGATCGCAAAGACTACACGCTCTCTAAGCTGACAACTGAGCAGTACATACGTAACAACCTGTTCAAAGCGTTTGGTGCTTGCGTCAAAGACTACGGCGTGGACAACACAGAGTGGGTACCGCACGATAAGTTGCAGGCGTACTTCGATGCCATTGATTGGTCAGAGACTGCGGTGCTTGCGCATAATGCCCAGTTCGATGTGGCGATATTGTCGTGGGTGTACGGTGCCAAGCCATGTTTTATATTCGACTCGCTGTCTATGGCGCGTGCCCTGCGTGGGGTAGAGGTAGGCAACAGCCTAGCTAAGCTTGCTGATGAGTTTGGTCTGCCGCCCAAGGGTCAGGCTGTGTACAGCACGGATGGCCTGATTGAGTTGACGCCTGAGATTGAGAAAGAACTGGCTGACTACTGCGCCCACGATACGTACCTGTGCGAAGAGGTGTTCAAGCGTCTGGTCAAAGGCTACCCTGCCAAAGAGTTAAAGCTGATTGACCTCACACTCAAGATGTTTACCAACCCTGTGTTAGAACTCGATAAGGAGATGCTCAGTGAGGCTATCGAAGAGGAGAAGTCAAAACGTCATGCGCTACTTACTAAGCTTGGCATCGAGGAATCAACCCTTGCCAGTAACCAACAATTTGCTGATGTCTTACGTTCAATGGGGGTTGAACCGCCAAACAAGGTCAGCAAGACAACGGGCAAACAAACTCTTGCGCTTGCAAAGAACGATGCTCTATTCCAAGCACTACTCAACTCCGACAATGAAGATGTGGCGCTCTTATGTGAAGCGAGGCTTGCCGTTAAGTCAACGCTGGAGCGAACACGGGCCCAAAGGTTCCTCGACATTTCTAGTAGAGGAAGACTCCCAGTGCCACTTAACTATTATGGCGCACACACCGGTCGATGGTCGGCAAGCAAAGGTTCTGGTCTTAACTTACAAAACCTAAAGCGGGGGTCGTTTCTGCGCAAGTCAATCCAAGCGCCTGACGGCTACACGTTAATAGTATGTGACCTGTCTCAGATTGAGCCAAGGGTGCTGGCGTGGCTGGCTGACTACGAGTCTCTGCTCAACATCTTTAGTTCAGGCCAAGACCCCTACGCCATGTTCGGTGCGCAGATGTTCGGTATACCGGGGCTAAGCAAAGAGTCACACCCAGACCTCAGGCAGTCAGCGAAGTCGGCTCTGCTGGGCGCAGGCTACGGCATGGGGTGGGCATCGTTTGCCGCTCAGTTGTTGACAGGGTTTCTGGGCGCACCACCCACACGCTACGACAAGACGTTCGCCAAACAGCTTGGCATTAACTCAGAGTACATCGGCACGTTCTTGGAGTGGGACGACAACACCAAACGTCTTAATGAGATACCCCATACCTGTACTGATGGTGAGTTGCTGATACACGCTGTGTCTGCCAAAAAGATTATCGACAAGTACCGTGCCGCCGCTGAGCCCGTCACGCAGTTCTGGCAGTTGTGTCAAGAGCTTATACAGAAGGGGCTCTATGACGGGCGTAGCTATACGCACAAATGCCTGCAATTTGAAAAAGAAAAAATCATATTGCCAAACGGTATGGCTTTGAGGTATCCTGTCTTAAAAGGAAACGCCGATGAAAAGGGTCGGCTGCAGTGGGCCTACGGGCCAGATGGTAAGAAGTTGTACGGTGGGAAACTGACTGAAAACATTGTTCAGGCAGTAGCTCGTTGCGTCATGACTGACGGTATGTTGCGGATACAAGAACGGTATCCGTGCGTATTGACTGTTCATGACGAGGTTGTGTGCCTTGTACCTGAGGCACAAGAAGAGGACGCTAAAACTTGGGTTTTAGCGCAGATGGTAATGGAGCCGAAGTATATGCCGAAGATTCCACTTGAGGCTGAGATCGACTCCGCTAAACGTTATGGAGATGCAAAATGAAAATACCGAGGAGAATCACAGTTGGTAAAAAGAAGTATGACGTTATTGTCACTGATCGTGGCCCACATAAAGGCTGTATGGGTGGCGTGTCATACGACGACAAACTAATCCAGATTGGCACACGCAGTTGGTACAGTAGCAAGCGATTCAAAGCTGAAGATGTGGCTGACACGTTCTGGCATGAGGTGACTCACGCCATACTCCAAGACATGGGCCACAAACTTGAAGCTGATGAGAAGTTTGTCACAGCGTTCGCCAACCGCCTAACTAAAGTAATAACCAAAGCGGAGTTCTAATGACGGTGCATAAGATCAAATGGTCACACAGTAGCCTCAAAGATTACGAGGGCTGTGCGCGTAGGTACCACGAGGTAAAGGTACTTAACAACTACCCTTTCCAAGAAACTGAGCACACGCGGTATGGCAAAGACGTACACGCCGCCGCTGAAGCCTACGTTAAAGATGGTACCCCCCTGCCCCCTGAGTACAAGTTCATGAAGCCTATCGTCGATGCACTGATGGCAAAGCCGGGGCGTAAATACCCCGAGCATGAGATGGGGTTGACCATTGATCTTAAGCCTTGCGGATTCAAAGACGACAATGTCTGGGTGCGTGGTATTGCTGACTTGTTGATAGTAGATGACGACAACCTGACTGGCTGGATCGTTGACTACAAGACTGGCAACAACAAGTACCCCGACACCGACCAGCTTGTGCTGATGTCGCTCATGACCTTTGCGCACTTCCCTCACCTACGCCAAGTTAAGTCGGCGCTTCTGTTTGTAGTAAAGAACTCTATTGTCAAATACCGAATGGGCGTGGAAGATATAGAACCTGCGTGGTGGCAATATCGTCAACGGGTGTCAAAGCTTTCTTCCTCTTTTGAACACAACGTTTGGAACCCTACGCAAAGTGCATTGTGCAACTGGTGCCCAGTACGCACATGCGAACTTCACCCAAAACACTAGGAGCAAGTCATGACGTACAAACGAGATTACAAAAAAGAATACCAACGTGATTTAGAAAAAGGGAAGTCTGGCCCCAACAGCGACCAGCATGAGCGCCAGCGTGCACGCCGGATGCTTGATAAGACAGGCGTAGATAAAAACAAAAACGGCAAAGCTGATGCGCGTGAAGGCAAAGACATTGACCATATCAAACCAATACGCAAAGGCGGCAAATCAGTTCGTGGCAACCTGCGTATACGTAACAAAGTAGCAAATCAAAAAGACAACGGCAGATGAATTTAATCGAGCCGTCATCCTTAGCTGATGTCTGGTACTTACGCTACCAGCACTCTTGGGTGCGGCTTGATTCTTTGCCACAAGAACTACGTTGTATGGCTGACTCTCTTAAGAAGAGCGGCAAACTTGACTATCACATGATGGTTGAAAAAGAAGGTTATTACGAAGTACTAAAACTACGAGGAGAATCATGCAGATCATAGAGAACAAAGCTCTTCTTCTGCGCACACGCAACCCCCACAAGTACAGCATCATTCCGAAGTTCGCAGTTGTTGGTGAGAAGGAAGGTGTGTACGAGGTAGCAGTTCGTTGGGGTTTAGACGAAGCACGTGTGCTGAAGAACTTGGGCGTAAAGAATGTACCATCGCCAATCACCGCACGATACGACTGGCCCGGACGGTATAAACCCATGAAGCACCAGATCGACACGGCGGCGTTTCTTACGTTCCATCGTCGAGCCTTTGTGTTCTCCGAGCCCGGTACTGGTAAGACGCTGTCAGCGTTATGGGCGGCTGATTACCTTATGCGTACACGACAGGTGCGTCGTTGTTTAATTCTCTGCCCAGTATCAATCATGCAGTCGGCTTGGATGGGCGACATCGGCAACAGCGTTATTCACCGAAGCGCTATCGTTGCGCACCATCAGCAGGCGACACGCCGCATTGAAATGGTTCAGGCTAACTACGAGTTTGTCATCACCAACTACGATGGCTTGAACTTAATTGCCGATGAGATTATCAACGATGGTAGGTTTGATCTAATCATTGCTGACGAAGCCAATGCGTATAAGAACGTATCAACAAAACGTTGGAAGTCTCTCAACCGCATACTAAAGCCAGACACGTACCTTTGGATGATGACAGGCACACCAGCTTCACAATCACCGCTTGATGCCTATGGCTTAGCAAGACTGGTCAACCCGTTAGGCGTACCGAAGTTTGCAACAGCTTGGCGAGATAAGACCATGAACAAAATCACAATGTTCAAATGGGCGCCTAAGTCTGATGCTCAAGAGAAAGTTCATGCGGCACTGCAACCAGCAATACGCTTTACAAAAGCACAGTGCCTCGACTTACCCCCAGTTATTACGGAGACTAGAGATGTCCCCCTTACCGCACAGCAGAAAAAGTACTACGCCATACTTAAGGAGCAGATGCTCGTCAAGGCGGCGGGTGAAACTATTACGGCGATCAACGCCGCCGCCGAAGTTAACAAGCTCCTTCAAATTAGTGCTGGTGCTGCCTACACAGACAATGCAGAAGTTGTTGAGTTCGATTGCGCACCACGACTAGCGGTGCTGTTAGAGGTGCTCATAGAGACTTATCGCAAAGTGTTGGTGTTTGCCCCATATAGACATAGCATCGACACCATATCGGCGTACCTTGACAAGTACGGCGTATCAAACGCCCTTATTCATGGTGACGTATCACCAAGCAAGCGCACCAAAATCTTCAAGCAGTTCCAAGAAGAGACTGACCCACGTGTGCTAGTGATCCAACCCCAAGCCGCCGCCCACGGCGTTACGCTTACTGCCGCTGACACAGTGGTG